TTTTATATATGGATGGAATAAGGGCATGGATGCAGGCGCTTTAATTGACATTATTTGGGATGATCAGACACAACAAATTTGGTCAGCCATTATTATGTTCCATTTTGGTTCACGAGCTTTTGCAAGGAAATAAATGCGTGTTTCAAGTGAAGGGCTTAGGCTTATTAAGCACCATGAGGGCGTTAGAGCAAAGCCTTACAAAGATTGTATTGGCTTATGGACAGTTGGAGTTGGTCACCTTATTGGCAACGGCAAGTCTCTTCCTGACGCTTGGGATAGAGTACTTACTTTAGATGAAATAGATGCGCTCCTTGTACGGGATCTCAATAGATTTGAAAGAGGAGTTGCTTTGCAACTTCCTGTGTCTCTTAGACAATGTGAATTTGATAGTCTTGTGTCTTTTGCTTTTAACCTTGGTTTGGGCACACTACAAAGATCAACCCTCCGTCAAAAGATCCTTAGAGGCGATAAAAAGGGCGCTTCAGAACAGATTTTAAGGTATAATAGGGCAGGCGGGAAGATTGTAAAAGGTCTTGTAAAACGTCGTAACGATGAATATCAATTATTTTTACGAGGTTAAGTAATGACCACCGCAGTAGCAATGACCTATGATAGCTTGGTTGAAAACATTCAATCATACCTCGAGCGTACAGATACAGCTACGCTAGAAAAGATCCCTCTCTTTATTATGTTAGCAGAGCAAGTCATTGCGTCTGAAATTAAGTTTTTAGGCAATCTTAATGTAGCTAACTCAACTTTTACAACAGCACAAAACACGATACAAAAGCCTGCTCGTTGGCACAAAACCGTATCTATGAACATTACTGTAGCAGGTGAACGTCAACCTGTCTTACTGCGCAAGTATGAATATCTAAGAGAGTATTGGCCTGATGATACACAAACAGGTATACCTAAATTCTATTGCGATTATAACTACGATAATTGGTTAGTTGCTCCTACCCCTGCATCAAACTACAGCTTCGAGGTCTTATACTACGAACGCGTACAGCCATTAGATTCTACAAACCAAACTAATTGGTTCACTATCTATGCTCCACAAGCCATGCTTTATGGATCATTGCTACAAGCTATGCCATTCCTTAAAAATGATGAGCGTACACCTATGTGGCAACAACAATATACAGCTATTATGAATACGCTGAAAACAGAAAACACTCAACGAATTGGAGACAGACAGGCAACTGTTCTTGATACTTAATTATGACTATATACACCTCCCCCTTTACAGGAGACGTTATACAACCTACCGATGTAAGTTACGCATCGTATTCAATCTCTGCTGATTTAACGCTTGTATGGCCCATTAATGGAAATACATCTACCAACGTAGCCGCTCGTATTATGGACATCACACCATCAACAAGTGGTTTGTCTGTATTTATGCCTCCCGCAAATCAAGTATCAGTAGGTCAAGACGCATTTATTAAGAACCCAAGCGCTTTTGTATTAACTATTAAAAGTTCTACAGGAGCTACATTAGGTACTATTACAGCGGGTGGAACAAGATACTTTTACATTACTAACAACTCTACTGCTTCAGGTACTTGGTCAAACATTGCACTAGGTATTGGTACATCATCTCCTGACGCAACAACGTTAGCAGGATTTGGTTTGGAAGCCGAAGGAGCAACACTTAATCAAACAGCTCCCGTATCAAGCGTTACCGCAGGATATACATTTTTAGATACAGACAGAAGTCAAACAAAGGTTTGGGGTGGTGGTACAGGATCTGCTACGTTACCTGCCGCTTCTACATTAGGTAACAATTGGTTTTGTTTCTTTAAGAATAATGGTACAGGTACACTTACCATATCAACTACAGGAATTAATACAATTGACCTTGCCTCATCTAAAGCATTTCAACCTAACGAGTCATGTATTATCGTTTGTGACGGTTCAGACTTTGTAACTGTAGGTTATGGTGTAAGCACAAGATTCTTATTCTCATCAATTACTAAAGAAGTTACCGCAGGATCTTATTCATTATCTGCTACGGAAGCAACATCTCTCATTCAAGAATATGTTGGTACTTTATCAAACAACGTTACTATTACCTACCCTCCTGTTGTTGCTTTTTATATTGTAAGTAACCAAGTTACTCCAAACGGTTTTTCATTAACTATTACAACGGGTGTAGCAGGCGGAGCTAATGCAACAATAGCCGCAGGAAATCAATCAACGCTTATTTGTGATGGTGTTAATTTTTATAACGCTAATACAGTTCAAGCAGGAGCATCTGTTAATGCTTTAGCTAATGGTAGCGCAGGATCACCATCACTTTATTTTGCATCAGAACCTACAACAGGCGTTTATCGAGCAGGTGCAGGCGCGTGGAACGTTTCTATATTAGGCACTAATCGATTTGAGGTAAATGCAACAGGTATTACTGTCAATGGAACAGGGGTATTCAGCGGAGGGGTTCTTGGCGGGATCTTTACCTAATGACAAAAAAGGTTTTTGCCCTAGACACCCAACCTGGCATTCAACGAGACGGTACTGTATTTGACAGATCTGTTTATACGAGTGGTCAGTGGGTTAGATTTCAACGCGGTCGTCCTAGAAAAATACTAGGCTATCGTGAAATTACTAATAATTTTGCAGGTCCTTCTCGTGGTGTCTATTTAGACCCACAAGGTACTTTTAATAGGGTTTTTAGCGGATATAACAATGGGGTTCAAGGCTTACTCATCAATAATCTTGGCGTTGGTACAGGTGTCGTTGATTTTACTCTTTCAGACTTCACCGCAAATGATGCTAACCTTTGGCAATTTGATTCTACATTTGATGCTCAGGGTAGCGGTGATCAAACACTTCTTGCGCACCCTGGTTTAAATTTAAACGACATAGCAAGTGAAATAAATACACCCGTACTAGGCGGAGACATCACGGGGAATTCTTTAACTGCTATTGGCGTATTTACAGCGGTAGGTGGTATTACAAACGGATCTCCTATATTTACATTAGCCTCTACTAATGCCTTAATAGGTGCAGGACAAACAGTAACAGGTACAGGTATTCCCTCAAACACAACTGTAGTATCAGTTGTAAGTTTAACTGTAACTTTATCTAACAACGCGACAGCCACAAATCCAAATGCTACATTAACCTTTGACAACCAAATTGATGTTTCAGGTGGGGTTGTGGTATTACATCCATACACGTTTGTATATGGTAACAACGGATTAATTAAAAATAATTCAGCAGGAAATATAGATGATTGGGTGTCTGCCGACGCAAACGAAACTAACGTAGCTTCTACAAAAATAGTAAAAGGTGTTCCACTTCGAGGTGGTTCTAATGCTCCTTCAGGTTTGTTTTGGGCTCTTGATTCGCTTATACGCGTAAGCTACACACCAACTAACATTGGTATACCCAACAGCGGTGATTATGGTGCAACGCTTTATTGGCGTTATGACATTATCTCATCTCAAACATCTATTCTTTCATCACAATCAGTTATTGAATACGACGGTATTTACTATTGGTGTGGTGTTGATCGATTCTTATTATATAACGGTGTTGTAAAAGAAATTCCAAACACCATGAATCAAAACTATTTCTTTGATAATTTAAATTATGCTCAAAGACAAAAAGTTTACGCAACAAAAGTTCCTCGTTTTGGTGAAGTGTGGTGGTTCTATCCAAGAGGAGACTCTGAAGAATGTAATGATGCAATCATTTATAACATTCGAGAGAATTGTTGGTACGACGCAGGTGAAGCTTTAGGTACAAGAAGATCAGCAGGTTACTTCTCCCAAGTTTTCCATTATCCAATTAATATGAATTGGGACATTAATACAACGGGAGCTATTACAAGCCATCCAACAATTAGTAATGCAGGGTCAGGTTACACAAACGGAACTTATTATAATGTTGCTTTAACGGGTAGCGTTACAGGAACAGGCGCTTCAGCTGATGTTGTTGTAGCAGGTGGAATTGTCACAACTGTTACTATGTTTAACAAAGGGTCAGGTTATGCAGTTAATGATGCTTTAACTCAAGAAATTGCAGTAGTCACAGGTTCTGTAAGTGGTACTGTTATGACAGTTACCGCTATAACCTCAGGTACATTGTATGTAGGTCAGTATGTCACAGGAGCGGGCATTAGCGCGGGAACTAGAATTTCAGCATTCAGCTCAGGTAATGGTCGAGTTGGTAACTATATTTTAGATCTTTCATCCACAGCAACAGGAAGCATTACAATTACCTCTAAATTTATACCTGCGGGAGCTAACTTTACTATTACATTGGCTACTGACGATTTACAAAATTTAGTTAGCTTATATCAAAACGAGATTGGTACTGATGCTATTGTAGGGAATGAACCACTTGCTTTACAAAGCAATTTTGAAACAAACAATTTAGGTTGGGTAACGGGTGGTCCTGCACAAGCGTCAGCTGAAGGTGCTAACTATTGGTTAAGACTCGAGCGTGTTGAACCTGACTTTATACAAAGCGGTGAAATGAATTTATATGTAACGGGTCGACCTTTTGCTCAATCTGAAGACGAGACTACAGGTCCTTATGTATTTGATCAAAATACAGGTAAAATTGACATGCGTGAACAACGCAGAGAGTTACGATTAAAATTTGAAAGTAATGTTGTAGGTGGTGATTATCAATTAGGTTACCTATTGTTAAGCGCTGATATTGGTGATGTGAGACCATATTAATGACTATATCCTTAGTATACGATCCGAGGTATCATACATTCCAATCATGGGCTTCATTGATGTGCGAAGCTTATTCAGGACAGCAATTACAAATACCTTCTGATAATGAAGATGAATGGAAATCATGGGCGGTAGGATTAAACGCTATTGATATTTTTACAAACAACGCAATACCCGATCCTTATCAGTTTGAAAATTGGCAAGATTGGGCAGCAATGGTTGTAAACGTTGTTAATCAAAGGACGGAAGAATAATGCCAAAAAGTGCAAAACCAAGAAAAGAATATAATCCAAATTCTAAAAGCTTACCTCCAAAAATTGAGGAAAAGTTAACTCCACAAGAAATTGTGAAGCGTAGTATGGAGCGCATGGATCCAAGTGCTGATTGGGAAAATGTATATTCACATGTATATGCCGCTATTAAATCAAATAAATTTAGAGCGCTTCGACACGGAGAAACTATTTTATTTTTTCAAGTACAAAGCCCTGTAGCATCTCAAGCGCATTTATTTTCAGCTGATCCACAAGAAAAATTTTTAGAAGCGTTGCGAGAGTTTGGAAAGGCATTAAAAATAGGTGGCTATAAAAAACTAACAGGGATTGTTAGAAATGCGTCTTTATTGCGATTAATTAGAAAAGCAAATTCTATTAAGTTTGAAGTAAACGATTCTCCTATCAGAGCTTATGGTGACTCAGGAGAAGTTCTTGGATATAAATTAGAGATTGGAATTAGATAATGTGCGGATTTGTAGGTGACATAATTG